CGTTGCTGACTCGTTCTTTGCATCTGTTTATCCTACTATTACTTCTGGTAAAAACACCAAAGTAATTATTGTATCCACGCCACACGGTATGAATCACTTCTACCGCATGTGGCACGACGCGGAGAAAGGCAAAAATGAATACATTCCAACTGATGTTCATTGGTCCGAGGTTCCTGGACGTGATGAAGTCTGGAAAGAACAAACAATTGCAAACACATCAGAACAGCAATTCAAGGTCGAGTTCGAGTGTGAGTTTCTTGGTTCTGTCAATACCCTTATAAACCCATCAATTCTTAAAAACTTAATCTACGAAGATCCCATTCAAAGAAATGCAGGTTTAGATGTCTACGAAAAGAAAAAAGAGGAACACAACTACCTTATTACTGTTGATGTTGCTCGTGGGTTGGGCAACGATTATTCTGCATTTATCGTCGTTGATATTACAGAGTTTCCCTATAAGATAGTAGCAAAGTATAAGAATAACGAAATTAAACCGATGTTGTTTCCCAACATCATTCAACAAACAGCGAAGGCATACAATGATGCTTGGGTGCTAGTAGAAGTCAATGATATTGGAGAGCAGGTGGCAAGTATTCTCCATTATGATTTGGAATATGAGAATATGTTGATGGCAGCAATGAGGGGTCGTGCTGGACAAGTAGTCGGGCACGGTTTTTCTGGTAAGAAGTCACAAATGGGAGTTAGGACAACTGCACAAGTTAAAAAACTTGGTTGCTCTAACTTAAAGACTTTAATTGAAGATTTTAAGTTACTTACACTTGATTATGAAATTATTTCTGAGTTGACTACATTTGCTCAAAGACACAATTCATTTGAAGCAGAGGAGGGTTGTAATGATGATCTTGCAATGTGTCTTGTTATCTTTGCTTGGTTGGTAGCACAAGACTACTTCAAAGAGATGACGGATAATGATATTCGTAAGAGAATCTATGAAGAGCAGAAGAATCAAATAGAACAAGACATGGCACCATTTGGATTTCTAGATGATGGTATTGATGATATAACTGGATCATTTACAGATAAAGATGGTGACCGTTGGCATACTGATGAGTATGGTGATCGTGCATATATGTGGGAGTACTATTGATGGACTTAGATGATCAGTTAAAGCTAGGTCATCTACTTCTTTTTGAAAGAAAGTGTAGAGTATGTGGCGCAACTAAGAATTTAATTGATGGATTTTATAGGACCAGAAAAGACAGAGGTCCTGTAGCATCGTCATACTCTTATGAATGTAAAGAGTGTACAAAGAAGAGAGTAAAAAAAAGTAGTGATAGTTGGGAATATCCCGATTGGTAGATTTCACGGCTGGATTCCCCATTGAAAATACCCCTTTTAATAAATATTTTTAGATAATTCTGGACCAAGGAGAACAACAGATGCCTCTAAATTTAGCATCTCCTGGAATTGTAGTAAGAGAAGTTGACTTAACTATTGGAAGAGTCGATCCAGTCTCTGGTTCGATTGGGGCGCTTGTTGCTCCTTTCGCAAAGGGACCTGTTGATCTTCCTCAATTGATTGAAAATGAGGATGATCTCTTAAACACTTTCGGTAGACCATATTCAACAGACAAGCACTATGAGAGCTGGATGGTTGCATCATCCTACCTCGCTTATGGTGGTGTTCTGAGAGTCTCTAGAGCAGACGACTTCAACGCTACTAATGGTGTAGGACTAAAGAACGCTTTCGTTGGTGCTGCTACTAGCTTTAGAGTTAAGAGCACCGAACACTACGAACAACTCGGTTACGACGATAATGCAATTACCAACGTAACTGTTGCTGCAAGAAACCCAGGTACTTGGGCAAACGGAATCAGAATCGGAATCATTGATGCAAAAGCAGATCAGATTCTGACCGGTATCACCACCACCAGCATCAATGTTGGTTATGGTTTCACTCAAGCAGTTCCATCAGGTACAGTTATTCCTGATTCAGCAACTGGAGACCTTAGAGAACTTGATGGATACTTCCAGGGTGTAATCACTGAGATTGGAGAAGGTCAAGTTTCAACCAAACTTGTATCTCATGTTTCTGCTGCAGGCACTGTAACTAATGCAGACTACACTCAGAATAGTGCATTTGCACTGAGTCAAACTGGAAGCGTTGGTATCCACACAACTGATACTGGTGTTATTGATGCACCATTAGCAACCCGTGCATACTCTGCTGAAAAAGACTGGTTTGAAAATCAGTACATCGAACTCAGTTCTACCGATTTTGATGGAAATCCAATCAAACTTGAGTGGGATCAGTTATCAAATCGTCCAGGAACTTCTGAGTACGCTGCGAATAGAAACGCCAGATTCGATGAAGTTCATGTTGTTGTCATTGACGACAAGGGTCTTGTTACTGGAAACGCAGGTTCAATTCTTGAAAAGCACCTTGCACTTTCCAAAGCAAAAGATGCTGAGTACTCTGTAGGTTCTCCTTCTTACTGGAGAAAATATCTCTACACCAACTCTCGTTACATCTTCGGTGGTTCTGCACCTGCAGGAACATCAGCGATTGCATTCTCCGATAATGGTAGAGCACAATCAGAACTCGATGCAGATACTGGTTGGGACCAAAACGCAGATGGCGTAAACTTTGGTGGATGTGGTTCACTCTCACTCTCTTTAGGTGGTGGAACTAACTACGGTGGTTCTACAAATCTGACTAGTGCAGGTTCTCTTGAGTGTGGAGTAGGCGATATCAAAACTGGACTTGGAAAGTTTGAGAACACTGAAGAGTATGAAGTAGACTTCATCTTGATGGGTTCTGCTAAGTACAGTAAGACAGAATCGCAAAGTATTGCACAAAAGTGCATTGCAGTTGCTGAAGCAAGAAAAGATGCTGTTGCATTCATCTCGCCAAACAGAGGTTCATTCATCAGTGACAACTCAGTTGGTAGTGTAACTGTCAATGATATTGACACCACCACCAGCAACGTACTCGGATTCTACGCACCTCTTTCGTCTACTACTTACGCCGTTTTTGATAGCGGTTACAAGTATATGTACGACCGTTTCAATGAAACTTTCCGTTATGTTCCTCTGAATGGTGATATCGCTGGCACATGTGCTAGAACAGATATTCAACAGTTCCCATGGTTCTCTCCTGCAGGAACTTCAAGAGGTACAATTCTCAATGCTGTTAAGTTAGCATACAACCCAGGTAAGAAGCAAAGAGATCTTCTTTACTCCAACAGAATCAACCCAATTGTCTTCTCCCCTGGAGCAGGAATCATCCTCTTCGGTGATAAGACTGGATTTGGTAAATCTTCTGCATTCGATAGAATCAACGTTCGCCGTTTGTTCATCTATCTGGAAGATGCAATTTCTGCTGCCGCTAAGGACTTCCTCTTTGAATTCAATGATGAAATCACAAGAACTAACTTTGTGAACATTGTTGAACCATTCCTCCGTGACGTTCAGTCTAAGAGAGGTATCTTTGATTATGTCGTAATTTGTGATGAGACAAATAACACCGCTGCTGTCATTGATAGCAACGAATTTGTCGCGGACATCTACATCAAACCAGCAAGATCGATTAACTTCATCGGTCTGACGTTCATCGCTACTAGAACTGGCGTTGATTTTGAAGAAGTTATCGGCTCCGTTTAATTTACTTAGAGGTTAACTCAAATGCCATCCAGAAATCAAATTAACCCACCTTCCCTAAGGAAAATTACCGACTTCAAGAGTAAATTAACTGGTGGTGGCGCTCGCGCCAATCTCTTTGAAGTCGTCCTTACTTTCCCAGATGCAGCACAACCTGACTCGGTAACTCTTGAGAAATCAAGGTTCCTTGTCAAGGGTGCTAATCTTCCAGCATCTAATATCGCTCAGATTGAAGTTCCTTTCAGAGGAAGAAGTCTGAAAATCGCAGGTGATAGAACCTTCGATTCTTGGACTGTTACAGTTCTGAACGATACCGACTTCTCCATCCGCTCTGCATTTGAGCGTTGGATGAATACCATCAACAGAGTTTCTGATAACACTGGTCTGGTCAATCCAGCAGATTATCAAGCAGATTCTTATGTCTATCAATTAGACCGTGATGGATCTACGCTCAGGTCTTATCGCTTCTACGATGTGTTCCCAACTCAGGTAGCACCAATCGAACTCTCTTATGATAATGGAACTGGTATTGAAGAGTTCACCGTTGAACTTCAGGTTCAGTGGTGGGAAGCATATAAAGGCACTGGTGCAAATGCTGGTGGTGAAGACATCAACTAAATAGAAGAAGGAAAAGACACTTAATCACTTATTATGGCCAAACTTTTTGGTTTTTCTATTGACAGAAATCAAGACAAGTCACCTTCAATTGTCTCCCCCGTTCCTCAAACTAATGAGGACGGGGTTGATAATTATGTTAGTAGTGGATTTTATGGTCAATACGTTGACATTGAAGGTGTCTTTAAGACAGAACATGATTTAATAAAGAGATATAGAGAAATGGCACTTCATCCAGAAGCGGATGGTGCTATTGAAGATGTTGTTAATGAAGCAATTGTTAGTGACTTATACGATTCACCTGTAGAGATTGAACTCTCAAATGTTGGTGTTAGTGAACCTCTGAAGAGAAAAATCAGAGATGAGTTCAAATACATCAAAGAAATTTTAGACTTTGATAGAAAGTCGCACGAAATTTTCCGTAACTGGTATATTGACGGAAGACTTTATTATCTGAAAGTTATTGATATGAAAGCCCCTCAAGAGGGTATCAAAGAACTCAGATATATTGATCCCCTTAAAATGAAATATATCCGTAAGGAGAAAAAGAATCCTAACGGAAATGGTGGAAGATTTGATAATGGTATTGTAAGAATCAATAAGCAAGACGATAATCTTGCAAAAGCACCAGAGTTTGATGAATATTTTCAATATACACCATCACCAAGTACAACTGGTGGACTTGCAGTAAGTCGTGGTTCAGCAAAATCTGTCAAGATTGCTAAAGATTCTGTCACATATTGTACTTCTGGTCTCGTAGACAGAAATAAGAATACTGTTCTTTCTTATCTTCATAAAGCAATCAAGGCACTCAATCAACTTAGAATGATTGAGGATTCTCTGGTCATCTACAGATTATCAAGAGCACCAGAACGTCGTATTTTCTATATTGACGTTGGTAATCTTCCAAAAGTAAAAGCAGAGCAATACCTCAAAGAGGTTATGTCTCGCTACAGAAATAAACTTGCATATAATGCACAGACTGGAGAAGTCCGTGATGACCGTAAGTTTATGTCTATGATGGAAGACTTCTGGTTACCTCGTAGAGAAGGTGGTCGCGGCACTGAGATCACTACCCTACCTGGCGGTCAGAATCTGGGAGAACTCTCCGATATTGAATATTTTCAGAAGAAACTCTACAGAGCACTTGGTGTTCCTGAATCCAGAATCGCTGCTGACGGTGGTTTCAATCTTGGTCGCTCTTCTGAAATTCTGAGAGACGAACTTAAGTTTGCTAAATTTGTTGGTCGTTTGAGAAAGCGTTTCTCTAATATGTTCAACGACATGTTGAAAACGCAATTAATTCTTAAGAACATCATAACTCCTGAAGATTGGGAGACTATGAGAGATCATATTCAATATGATTTCTTGTATGATAATCAGTTTGCAGAACTTAAAGAGAAAGAACTGACTGAAGGTAGACTTGCACTCCTTGCTCAGGTAGAACCATTTATTGGTAAGTATTATTCTACCGAATATGTAAGAAAGAGAATCCTTCGTCAAACTGATCAAGAAATCATTGAGATTGATGAGCAAATTGAAGACGAAATTCAAAAAGGTATCATTCCAGATCCTTCAACAATTGATCCAGTAACTGGACAACCACTCCCACAAGCAGGTGGTGAAGGTGCTGGTATGGAAGGTATGGGTGAAGATCCTATGGCGATGGGTGAAGTTCCAATGGAACCAGATGCCGAAGCAATGGCACAAGAAGTTGATGCACAGTATCAAAAAGATACCAAGAAGGCTGAATTATAAATAGATTATATTAACTTATTGATTAATCATGGAAGATGTTGTCGATTTGATCGCTACAGACTCTTCGGCGTCTGATGTTAGCGACAAACTGAAAGAAATTCTGTATGCAAAAGCAGCAGAACGTATCGATATTGCTAGACCATATGTTGCTAATGCAATGTTTGGTCAAGAGTTTGATCCTCCCACAGAAGATGAAGAGGAGACTGAAATTGGTGATGATTCAACTGACGAAGTAGTTGATGAAGTAGAAACAGAAACAGAAGAGGAATCTGAATAATGGCACGAACTCTATTGGTTGGAATTGGAACTGAAGTTGCGCTTGATAGTGCAACTACATTAAGTAATGCTACCGTTGTTAGGGTTATTAATCTTTCTGGAGCTGATGCAACTGTAAGCATTGCTAAAAGCAGTACTGGTGGATACATTAGTACAGCAACAGTTACTCTTCCTGATGATCGTGTTGAATTCTTTGAGAAGGGTGCAGATGATCAAATTTCTGCATCAAGTTCAGGAGTTAAAGGTTTTAAAGTAGGATTTACTGGTTAAAAAAATGAAACTTATCACAGAAGAAGTAACAAACGTACAGGTTATCACCGAAGGAAAAGGTGCTAACAAAAAACTGTATATTGAGGGTGTATTCCTTCAGGGTGAAATTAAGAACCGTAATGGGAGAATGTATCCCATTTCAACTCTTTCTAAGGAAGTAGATCGCTACTGTGAAACTTTTGTAAATAAGGGTCGTGCTCTTGGTGAACTCGGTCATCCCGAGGGTCCTACCGTTAATCTTGACCGTGTATCTCACAAGATTACTTCTCTGGTAAGAGAAGGTAATAATTTTAAAGGAAAGGCACAAATCCTTTCAACCCCTATGGGTAAAATTGCATCTTCACTTCTTGATGAGGGTGTAATGCTTGGTGTTTCTTCTCGTGGTGTTGGTTCACTCTCCACCACTAGCGAAGGACACAAGATTGTCGGTGAAGATTTTCAGTTAGCAACTGCTGCTGATATCGTTGCTGATCCTTCTGCTCCTGATGCTTTTGTTAATGGAATTATGGAAGGAAGAGAGTGGGTTTGGGAAGGAGGAATCCTTCGTGAACAACTTGCAGAAAATACAAAGAAGAGAATTAATACTCTTGTAGATCAAAGAGCACTTGAAGAACATAAACTCCAGTTATGGGGTGAATTCCTGTCAAATCTTTGATTTATAAATAAATACATGTAATTAATCAAACATTAAGTACATATTCACATGTCCGTTGGTAACAATTTACAAGAAATGGAAAACGTAGTAACCAAAGGAGCTG